TGTAGAGAAAAAATGGACAACTAGATATCCAAATTGGGATATGATATATAATGAATTAAATATTTTATATCCAGAACGATTAAATTGATCTTTGAAAATTTAATAAACTATGATAATATTAGATAATAAAAGAGACTGATATAAATCAATCTCAAATATCTTTATTACCATGGATTGGTAACTTTACACAAAGTTTTTTACACTCTCGTAGAAAAATAATATTGATGAAATTGGTAATATTTATAAGTTGGAAAATATGCTTAAAAGTTTTGAAAATAAAATTAATACTGTCATTGAACAAATTGCTTATACTGAAAAGCAACTTATAGATATAAAAGAAGAAATAGATAAACCTTTTACTCAACAAGATAGAATTAAAGAATTACAAAAAGAAAAAGCGAGAATTGATAGTGAGTTAGATTTGGATAAACAAGACAATGCGAGAAGTATAGAAGAAAATGAAGAAGAAATGGAGAGATAAACTTTTTAAAAATTTTTTAAAAAAACTCTTGCAAAAATTCTTTTTTGGAGTGATATATAGAATGAAGAAAAAAAGTCATTAAATACTCTTTATTTAATTGCTACTGAACTTAATAATTGAGGTTGAACAGTTATAAGATCCTAAAAACAAAACCTCTTAAAATGGCTTTATTTCACTACTTGAAAGGAGAGGCAGATTTTGGAAAAAAAAGTTATATTAAATTATCGCTTATTGGATTGGTTAGTATCGTGCATAAAAGATGTCATCGAAGAATCAGTATATGAAACACCAGAAAGAATATCTACATTTATAGCAGTAAATAATATGTTGAACGAATTAGATAAAGGCACAAACTGTGGCGATATAGGAACAGTGGTAAGTGAAGATTTATTAAATAAGATATTTTTTGAAATTAAAGATAATATATAAGGAGGAATGATTTATGTATATTACTGAAACTAATGATGTAGTTAGAAATTTTATAGGAGAGGTTGAAGAATTAGAAGATATTAATAAATTAAAGTTTTTAATTTATATTTTTGGATTGTTAAATAATAATCAAATTAATAACAAAAATGAAATAAACCCTGATATGTTAGATGAAGATGATATTGAAATATTTACTTTTCAATCACTTGGTTTTTCTGGTAATGCTTGTACTGTATTTTTACAATACTTAGTTATGATTTACAATATGTTTACAAATATCAAAGATGCTTATGAGGATAATGGTAATGTTATTGGATTAACATTTGATGAAAACGAAAAGAAATTATTATCAGCTTATGAAACAATGTTTTATAATGAAAAATTAGACATATTTAGTGAACTTATTATTAGATATGATAATGAAACATATTTTGAAAATAAGATACCAGTAGTAACATTTAGAAATGATATTAGTGGTTTTGATATTGCCGTATTAATTAAAGAATTCAACAATTAACTATAAAAGATAAAGTTTATAGTAAATCGTTATTTGAAAACTCAATATTTCATTTAATGATTTACAGGCTCACTCTTTCTTCATTATGAAATATTGAGTTTGAAATTTATATTACAAAAGGAACTCAACGAGTTCTTTTTTTGAATAAATCTTAATATTCTTAATGGAGGGAGAGCAAAATGGAAACAAAAGTTAAAACTAAAGAAGAAGTTAATTTAGAAATAGAAATGCTTTTAAATGAAAATTTATTTACTAAAAAAATAATTACAGAAGATATGTATAAAAAAGTAAATGAGAAACTTTTAAAGATGATAGAAAATTTAAATAGAAAAAATGTTGTTATAGATAATACAGGATAATAAATAAAAAAGGAGGAAATATGGAACTATACAAAATTAGAAACAGAATATCTATGGGAGAGAGTATATATGATTTGCCATTAAGGGTAACTTTTTATGCTCGTGTTTCTACTGATAAAGATGTTCAACTAAATTCATTAGATAATCAAGTAATGTATTTTAGAAATTTAATTACTGAAAATAAAAATTGGACATATATAGATGGTTATGTAGATGAAGGTATTAGTGGTACAAGTGTAAATAAAAGGGAAGATTTCCTCCGTATGATTAGTGATTCTAAAAAAGGAATGTTTGATTTAATATTAACGAAAGAAATATCAAGATTTTCAAGAAGTACTTTAGACAGTATTAAATACACACAAGAATTACTTGAAAATAATGTTGGTGTTTTATTTCAATCAGATAATATAAATACAATTATGCCTGATTCAGAATTAAGATTAACAATTATGGCAAGTATAGCACAAGAAGAAGTTCGTAAATTAAGTGAAAGAGTGAAGTTTGGAATGAAAAGAAGTATAGAAAAAGGTAAGGTATTAGGGAATAATGTAATAACTGGATATAAGAAAGATAAAGGGAAATTAGTTATTGTTGAAAAAGAAGCAGAAATGATTAGAACAATATTTGAAGAATATGCAAAAGGAGAACATGGACTAGGATATATAAGTGATTTGCTATATGATATGGGATTTAAGACTAGAAAGGGTGGATATATTCACACTACAACTTTAAGAAGAATTATAACAAATCCAAAATATAAAGGTTTTTATTGTACCAATACAGTTAAACATTTAGATTATAGAACAAAAAAACAAATAAGATTACCAAAAGAAGAATGGATTGTATATGATAGTGAAGGAGAAATTCCTGCTATTGTAAGCCCAGAATTATGGGATAAAGCAAATGAAATATTAGATAAAAAATCTTGTGGTTATTGTTCAACTGTAAAGGATATGGGGTTATTTAAAAGGACAACTACTTATGGTGGTTTGTTGATATGTGCCGATCATAATACTACATTTAGAAGATTAAGTGCTAGTAAGACAGGAGAAAATTGGAATTGCAAATATACCTGGAAATGTGGAGAACAATTAAGACATGGTGTAAAAGTTTGTGAAAGTCCATTGCTTTATGAAAGTGAATTAGATGAAATATTTAAAAAAGTAATTGATAAATTATTAGAAGATAAAGAAAATATAGTGCAACACTTATCTAATCTTTATAAAGAGGTTAGTGGCAGTAAGAACTATCAAGTTGAAATAAATAAAATTTATAGTCAAATAGATGAAATAAATATAAAGAAAAACAAATTATTAGATTTTTTAATTAGTGAAACGGTAACTAAAGAAGAATATAAAAGAAGAACAACAGAGTTGGATGAAGAAATAGGAAAATTACAAAATAAGATAATTAAATTAAAAAGTGAAGAAGTATATGAACAACAATTAAAAAGTAAATATAAGGAAATAGACAAACAAATAACAAAAGAATTGGATAGTGAAGAATCATTTACAAAATTAGTACAACTATTAATTGAAAGAGTAGTTGTTAGTAAAATTGATGGAGATAGAAGAAAAGTAAAATTAGATATTTATGTTAATCTTCTTGGAAAACAGGTAACTGTATATGATAAGAAGATTTTGTTAAACCCTGACTCATCACTATGTAGTCATAAGGAAAATTATGACTTGTATAATTGTAATTGAAAATAGTAATATTGAAGATGTTATTAAAGTAGATGGGGAAGTTTTAAAATCTTTTGGCAGTGGAATTTATATTGAGGTTGGAGAAGAAATAACAATTAAAGATTTATTATATGGTTTAATGCTTAGAAGTGGAAATGAACCAGCGATTACAAAAAAGCAGTTGGAACTTAATTATTGCATTACTTTTTATTACATAAAAGTGGTAAAAGTGGCGAAAATATGAAATGACAACTTGAATATATAAAGATAATGAGATATAATTTAATTGCATAAAAGTGGTAAAGGTGGCAAAAATATGAAAGAAATATCCAGAAATATTTATTTAGAAAAATTAATAAATAGAAAAGAAAATGGAATGATTAAGGTAGTTACGGGAATAAGAAGATCGGGAAAATCTTATTTATTAGATCCTATATTTAAAAAACATTTAATAAGTGAAGGTGTGCAAGATAATCACATAATAAAACTTGATTTAGAGGAAAGAAAAAATAAAAAATATTTAGATCCAGATGTACTTGATGAATATATTAGAAGTTTGATAGTTGATAAAAAAATGTATTATGTTATTTTAGATGAAATACAATTAGTTAACGATTTTGAATCGGTGTTAAATGGTTTTTTACACATTAAAAATGTTGATGTATATGTAACTGGTAGTAATTCTAAATTTTTGTCAACAGACATAATAACTGAGTTTAGAGGTAGAGGAGATGAAATTAGAGTTTATCCATTATCATTTGCAGAATTTTTAGAGTCGTTTAATGGAAGTAAAAATGATGCTTGGAATGAGTATTTGACTTATGGAGGATTACCTTATATTCTGACAAAAAAAACAGAAGAAGAAAAAAGTTTATATTTAAATAGTTTATTTGAAACTACTTATATAAAAGATATAGTTGAAAGAAATAATGTTCAAAGAGTTGATGTGTTAAATACGTTAATTAATATTTTGGCTTCATCAGTTGGTTCTTTAACTAATCCATCAAAATTAACAAATACATTTATAAGCAATTCAATAAAAGATATAAATGCTCACACTATTACTACTTACATTGGTTATTTATTAGACTCATTTTTAATCAAAAAATCTGAAAGATATGATGTGAAAGGAAAAAGATATATTCAAACTCCTCAAAAATATTATTTTTCTGATATTGGACTGCGCAATGCTAGGCTTAATTTTAGACAACAAGAAGAAAATCATTTAATGGAAAATATAATATACAATGAGTTGATTACAAGAGGATATAATGTTGATGTAGGGGTAGTTGAAATTAGAGACGAAAATAAAAATAGAAAACAATTAGAAGTAGATTTCGTTTGTAATTTAGGTAACAAAAGATATTATATACAATCAGCTTTAAATCTTGATACAAGAGAAAAAACTATTCAAGAAGAAAGACCACTTATGAATATTAGTGATAACTTTAAAAAAATCATTGTGGTTAAAGATGATATTAAACATTGGTTTACAGAAGAAGGAATTTTAGTTATAGGTATTCAAGAATTTTTACTTAATAAAAATAGTTTAGATTTATAAATTAAGATTACAAATTAATTGTAGTCTTTTTTAATTACTAGATTAATACATTTAAACAGGAGGAAATTTATTTTGAACAACAATCTAACTTATGAAGTTGTAAAAAAGGAAGTTGTGAAGAAAATAATAAATTATTTATATCAAAATAATGATATTACTATAAGTGAGTATGAAACATTACTCACAAAATGTGATGAAAAAATAAACAAAATAAAAGACCAAATAGATAAAGAAAAAGATAATTATATTTATCCAGTAAAGGTAGACATAAGAATATAAAAATTTGGAGGTGAATTTATTGGATTTATATGCTATAAGAAATATGCTAAGTCAAGGAAAGAGTATTTATGATTTACCTATTCGAGTAACATTTTATGCTCGTGTATCTACTGATAGGTATGAACAATTAAATTCTTTGGAAAATCAAGTTATGTATTTTGAAAATTTTATAAAAGAACAAGAAAATTGGACTTTTGTAGATGGCTATGTAGATGAAGGTATTAGTGGTACAAGTGTAAAAAAAAGAGAAGATTTTTTAAGAATGGTAAATGATGCCAAGAAAAAAAAGTTTGATTTGATTTTAACTAAAGAAATATCAAGATTTTCAAGAAATACTTTAGATAGTATTAAATATACCCAACAATTACTTAGCTGCGGTGTTGGCGTTCATTTTTTAAGTGATAATATCAACACCTTTCAACCAGATTCTGAATTAAGACTTACAATAATGTCAAGTATTGCACAAGAAGAAATAAGAAAATTATCGGAAAGAGTAAGATTTGGATATAAAAGAAGTGTTGAAAAAGGAATAGTTCCTGGCAGTAACAATATTTATGGATATACAAAAAATAAAGGTAAGTTAGTAATCGATGAAGAACAAGCGAAATTCATCAAATTGATTTTTGAAATATATGTATCTGAAAATATAGGAGTTCATAAATTAGGATTTAAATTGTTTGAAGAATATGGCATAACAAATTATTCAGGAAAACCTATTGCAGGTACAGTTATTAAAAATATAATTAGAAATCCAAAATATAAAGGATATTTCTGTGCTCATAAAGAAACTACTGTTGATTATCATGATAGAAAAAGAAAGAAATTTAAGAAAGACGAATGGATTGTATACAAAGATAATGCTACATGCCCACCAATTGTTTCAGAAGAATTATGGGATAGAGCTAATGAAAAATTAGATGCTAAAAGTAAAAAACATAATCAAATAAATAAAAATAACAAATATAGCAAATTTGCTTTTTCCGGATTGATGCATTGTCATTATGATGGCGCTACATTTGTAAGAGGAACTTATCAAATAGGTAAAGGGGAGAGAAAAAGAAGAAGAAAGTTTTGGGCTTGTAATAATTATAGAATACACGGGAAGAAAAAAACGGAAGGGTGTAATTCTTCAGTTATCTATTATGAAGACCTTGTCCAGATATGTAGGAAAATATTAACTATGATGGAATGTCAAGATGATTTGATAAGTGAAATAACGATATGATAACTGATATTAGAACTAAAAAAGATTATAAAAAAGAAATAAAAAAAATAGAAGAAAAGTTATTTAAGGTAAATAATGAGAAAAAAGAACTTATAATGTTGCGTTTGAGAAAAGAAATAGATTTACAAGACTATAATATAATTAAAGATGATTTAGAATCTCGAATTAAATCTATGGAAGAAGATAAATTAAAATTAATTAAAGAAGAAAAAGAAAAGTTTAGTGAAAAAAGCTTTAATGAATTTAAAGAAAAGTTAATTTCTATTATTTTTTCTGATGACGAAAAAGTCTTAGAGTTAGCTCAAACCTTTTTTGAAGATATTAAAGTTGAAAGCGTTAAAAATGATGAAACAAAACAAAAGATTATATTACATGCTAAGTTGAATGTATTTAATAGGGAAGATGAAATTTTTGACTTGGAAAATTTTTTGCTGCTTTTTTGTAAACACCCGGGATGCGGCGATTGTCTTAGCTAAAACTATAGCTGGAGATATGGAGACTTTTGCTTATAAAATGAATGAATATGCTAGTATGATTGGAATGAAAAATACTAAATTTATAAATGCTCATGGTTTAGAAGATAAGGAAGGTAATGGAAATATTTCAACAGCATATGATATGGCTTTGTTAACAAAATATGCGATGCAAAATAAAACTTTTCAAGAAATATTTTCAACGAAAAAGTATAAAGCTAAAAGTAGTTATAAAACATATGTTTGGACGAATAAAAATAAACTTTTACATCAACTTGAATATATTACCGGTGGTAAAACCGGATTTACTAAAAAAGCCAGAAGAACATTAGTAACAACTGCTAAAAAAGATAATGTTAGTTTAGTAGCTGTGACATTAAATGCTCCGAATGATTTTCATGATCATCAAATAATGTATGAAAATATTTTTGATAAATATCAAGCTTATTTAGTTTTAAATAAAGATAATTTTCAAGTGAAAAAAGATAAAATATATCAAGATAATGAATTATATATTAAACATAATTATTATGCCACTTTGCAAAAAGATGAAGTAAATGATATAGAAATAAAATACCAATTGTATAAAGATGGCAACTTTAATGATGGCGATGTTGTTGGTAGAAGTTTAGTTTATTTAAAAGATGAATTGTTACATGAAGAAGATATTTATTTAAAAAAAGAAACTGATGAAAAATTAAATTGGTGGGAAAAAGTAATTGGGTGGTTTAAGAAATGGTAAATTATATATGGATATTTTTGATATTTATTGGAATTGGATTTTCTTTTTTAACAGGTAATTTTGAAGTAATAAATAATAGTATTTTAACAAATGGAACAGAAGCTTTAGAATTAATTTTGTCTTTATTGCCAATTGTAGTATTGTGGACGGGGATTATGAAAATAGCTGAAAATTCAGGTTTATTGCAAACTTTTGCTAAAATAGTAGAGCCGGTTTTGTCAAAATTATTTCCGGATCTTCCAAAGAATAATCCGGCTTTAGGTTATATTGCTTCTAATATCGCTGCCAATATGATGGGACTTGGGAGTGCTGCCACGCCTTTTGGTTTAAAAGCGATGGATGAATTACAAAAAATTAATAAAGATAAAGATACAGCTTCAATCCCAATGATAACATTTTTAGTTTTAAATACTGCGGGTGTTACAATTGTTCCAACAACCGTTTTAGCTTTAAGAATTTCTCACGGTTCATTAAATCCTTCCGAAATAATAATTCCATCAATTATTGCAACAAGTTGTTCAAGTCTTGCTGGTTTATTATTAGATTATTATATGAGGAGGAAAAAACGATGAATTTGCTATCAAAAATAGTTATTCCAGTATTTGTTTTAGGAGTAGTTTTTTATGGATTTCGAAAAAAGATTAATGTATACGATTCCTTTTTAGAAGGGGCTAAAGAAGG